CTTTTTGTAGAATGTTATCTACACCACCACCAATATCGATTTTACGGACATAAGAATAAATCTGATGCAGTTCGTCAATATCGGTCACTGCATCAATTTTAGTAATAATTGCTTGTTTGACATTTGTCAATGCACTAGAATTTCCAGCATCACTCGCTGCATTAGCACTGATTTTTTCTGATATAAATTCATATTTTCTCATACAATTATTTAGCGGATTTCTGGGAACAGGCAATCCTGTATAAAATGCTGCACATCATCCTCTGACAGCCCTAAACTTACCATTACACGCGGTGTATGCGGGTTCTGCTTCTGATTCTGTGCGTAATAGTTCTGCGCTGCTGTGGTGTTTGCAGCCTGTCCCAGCGTTTCTCCCACTGTGCTGAGATAGTGTTCTACGGTGTCCTTGGCCATGGCTATGATTTGAGATAGTTCTTCCTCATTCTGCACATTGCCTGCTGCTACCATGCTGGGACTGAAAATGTTGGTGGCCCACTCCGGTAGTTCTCGGACCCTGCGCCATTCCAGTTGGCTCACATAGTCTGCGAACCACTGCATCATAGGATGATCGGGATCCCCTGCTTTGGAGTAATCGTGGAAACAGCCAGTGATCTTGTTCTTCCCAGCTATAACATCAAATCCATAGATAGGACTGGGATCTGTGACATGTGGAAAAATGCAGCAGTGCATCATCCACAATCCTTTGGTATCTCTGGCATCTACTACATCTACGTGAGCTCTGCGATAACGATCGCTGGTCCACACACGATTCACCCAACCGGGCTGATTAAACCTTTCCATGCCAGGTTCATGAACTTCTATACCAGTTTGATTGAATTTAGTTTCTAGTAGCTGCTGAATTTCAATCAGCGTGTTCCACACTTGGCTCATTGTTGAGATCTCTCATTATTTTTATGGCCCATTCAAAGGCCACACGAGCTTCATCACCTAGATCGTCTGTGAGCTCTGCACGGATCTGTTCTTTGAGTCGTTCTGGATCTTTAAATTTATAAAATCTACCTTGACCCGGCACACGTTTGGCCAAAATCTGTCCACCGTAAAGATCACCCATGTGTCGGCAGTATAGATGCGCTTTGATTAGATGTTTACGGGCAGGATCGTGTAACAGTTCTAGCAGATAGTTATGATAGTCCACTGTGCTAGGCAACCATGTATAACTGTGATCCTTGCCTGCTAGTTCGATGAAATCTTGATAGATGGCCCAGGTTCTTTCTATGTCAGGAAGATTAGCAAAATTTCCCTGTAATCTGTTTCCCATCTCTATGGGATTATAGATCAGCACCATCTGGTACAGATAGTTGGCATAATCTTCTACAGGTATATTGCCGCTGAGTAATTTCTTAGCGAATTCTGTGCGTTCTGCATCTGTGTGCAGGTCTTTGGTAATTTCTCTCAGGCTCATTCCTGCTCCACAATGCCTTTTTGTTCTGCTATCTCAAAAGGATATATGCCTACTATAGAACTACCGGTTTCGTGTATCTCTAGAGTGATTTCTTTGGCTTTGGATTCTGAATGTTTGAAAATGCCTGTGAGTAGTTCTATAACCAATTCCATGGGTGTTTTATCATCATTGAGAAATATCACCTTCCACAATGCCGGAGGAGCTAACTGAACTGTGGTTTTTTCTTTGACTTCAATTTCTGTAGACATTTCAATCCTAGTTTATATCTGTATTTAACAAGAGAGGTTGCCCTCTCTTGTATTATACTACTTCACATCAACAATGTCAATGATCTTGGGTTTGGCCGATTCTGGGATGTCTCTAATCAACTTCACAGTCAGCATACCATTCTTGGTTTCCGCACCCACAACTTCAATGTGTTCGGCCAAAGGAAATTCTTTGATAAAATCACGAGTTGCAAGGCTGCGATGCAGATACTGCTCTGCCGCATAATCTGTGGTCTGGCTTTCACCCTTGACGATCAGCACATTGTTTTCAACAGTCACTGAGATCTCGGTCTTATCGAAACCAGTCACTGCCAATTGAATGGCGTATTCGTTTTCGTCTAGTTTAATGATGTTGTGTGGCGGATAGTTGTTTGATACACTGTTGGCAAATCTGCGTTCCATTTGATCAAACATGGTATCAAATCCCACAAGTGCTCTGCTTAGAGCGTCTATTCTAGCTAATTGATTGTTCATAATAGTCTCCTTTTAAAGTAAGAACAATTAGGGGCCTCGAAAGTACCCCTATATGATTAGTCTGCTTTCTTCTCTGTGAAGGTAGCATCAACTACATCATCCTGTGCGGGCTGTGTGGGTTGGGCCTGAGCCTGTTCCTTAGCCTGCCTTTTCTCCAACAATGTTTTCATTGCAGGGAAAACCTTGTTAAGTTCTTCAGTGATTTTTTCTTTGTCATCACCTTTGACTGCTTCTTCTACTTCTTTGATTACCGTTTCAAGTTCTGTTATTTCCGCATCACTGAGTTCACTGCGGAATTCTTCAAGATCTTTTTTCACTTCATGGATCTGTGCTTCTGCAGAATTTTTCACATCAATCAATTCGCGGGCTTTCTTGTCCGCTTCAGCATTAAGTTCTGCATCTTTGATCATGGCCTGTATTTCTGCATCGCTTAGTCCACTGTTGGATTTGATAGTGATCTTGTTTTCTTTGCCTGTGCTTTTGTCTTTGGCAGAGATATGCATGATACCATTGGCATCAATATCAAATGTGACTTCAATCTGAGGTTGGCCTCTGCGAGCAGGTGCGATACCTTCTAGATTAAATTCACCTAGCAATTTGTTATGCTGAACGAGTTCACGCTCACCTTGGAACACCTTAATGGTCACTGCAGGTTGATTGTCATCTGCTGTTGAGAATGTCTGTTGTCCTTTGGTAGGAATAGTGGTATTTTTCTGTATGATTTTTGTCATCACACCTCCCAGTGTTTCAATACCAAGGCTCAGTGGAGTCACATCCAGCAACAGTACATCTTTGCGATCACCGCCTAACACAGCGCCTTGAATGGCAGCGCCTACGGCCACTGCTTCGTCCGGATTAACATCTCTGCGAGGTGCTTTACCAAACAGTGCTTCCACGGCTTCCTGCACCTTAGGCATGCGTGTCATACCGCCTACTAGGATGACTTCATCAATGTCAGCGGCTGTGACTCCTGCATCTTTCATAGCGATCTTGCAGGGTTCTATAGAGCGTGTGATCAATTCAGCAACCAAACTTTCTAGTTTGCTGCGAGTGATCTTGATATTCATATGACGTGGGCCGCTGGCATCTGCTGTAATGTATGGCAGATTCACATCTGTCTGTGCAGAGCTAGACAATTCAATCTTAGCCTTTTCTGCAGTTTCTTTGAGACGTTGCAGTGCTAGGACATCTTTGGTTAAATCAACACCAGTGTCTTTCTTAAACTCATCAACCAAATAATCCATGATACGTTGATCAAAGTCCTCACCACCTAAGAACGTGTCTCCGTTGGTACTGAGTACTTCGATTTGTTTTTCGCCGTCTACGTTTGCTATTTCGATTATACTAACATCAAATGTACCACCGCCTAGGTCATATACAGCAATCTTTCTGTCTGCTTTGTCCTGTTTATCAACTCCATAACTCAGTGCGGCTGCAGTGGGTTCGTTGATGATACGCAGAACTTCTAGACCTGCAATCTTTCCTGCGTCTTTGGTAGCCTGCCGTTGGCTGTCGTTGAAGTAGGCAGGTACAGTGATCACTGCCTGGGTGACAGTGGTCCCAAGATAGTCTTCTGCGGTCTTTTTCATTTTACGCAGAACTTCTGCGGAAATCTGTGGGGGTGCTAGCTCTTTGCCTGCGGCTCGTACCCATGCATCACCATTTGATGCTTCCATAATTTCATATGGCATCAGGTCGATGTCTTTTTGCACGGCCTGTTCTTTGAATTTACGTCCAATTAATCTCTTGCTGGCGTAAATGGTGTTTTTTGGATTTGTAACCGCTTGACGTTTAGCCGAGGCACCTACCAGCACTTCATCATTGGCATAGGCCACGATACTGGGCGTGGTTCTAGCGCCTTCATTATTTTCAATTACTTTGGGAATTCCATTCTCGATAACAGCCACACATGAATTGGTGGTGCCGAGGTCAATACCGATGATCTTAGACATAATTATCTCCTTTTAAAGTAAGATCTAGTTTGGGCACTATGCCCTGTAAACCGCCCAGTTGGTACAGCCTACAATTTTATTTATATCATATATCCTCTAAATTCTGGATATTTGACCATTTTTTTAGTTTTTCGATTTTAGCAGTTTGGGCTCGTTCAATATTGGTATATGACACAATATCCATGCTATGCAGAATATCAATCATTGCTAACATGTCACCTAACTCTTCTTCAAGATGTTGCCTATTGGTTTTAGGTTTTCCTGGTTTGAAATTGTCCAGTCCAAATCTGCTTATTTTACTAACTGCTTGAATTACTTCTGCACATTCTTCTTGTAGAATATCCATGACTTCTTTGGTTTGACTATCCATATATTACCTTTGATTTGCAAATGGAGCGATATAACTACCGTTGCTCATCGTACTGGTACGCAGAGCTCTGTAGACATTTTGTACACCCACTGCTTGATTCCACGCATCTTCAAGAGCATGATGTTTTAACACAGGTGGTCGATTGGGATTGATGCCCACATCAAAGATCGTTCGGGTATCCCGTACTTCCCAAAACTGCCAGGGAATTGCTTTGCCAATTTTGCGGAAGTACCATTCTAATATAGTAACGTCAAATCCAGCACCGTGACTCCATACCCGTTTAGAACCCCAACAGAATTTATACAGTTGATCTAAAGCAATATGAATATTAGCCCTATCATCGGGATTGAACGCCTCTTCTTGTGCTTCTTTGCTTTGACTGGCCCACCAATCCAATGTGCTCTGGCTAACTGTTGTTCCTAAACTATCGCAACTGTCAATGTCCACACGAGTGTAGAATTTAACAGCAGAAGATTCATTAATTTCATCACCAAAGGGATCAAATTTAACGGCTCCGATTGATAAAATAGTTGCTGAGGGGAGTACGTCAAGCGTCTCTAAATCTATCATAATATCTGTGTTCATACAGTTATTATACTGCCTTTCTGACTCTAGGTCAATGATTAATATAGTTTAGGAGGAAGTTGTTGATCGCGAAGTTTTTTACGCCAGCGGGCTTTGGCGGCACCTTTTTTGCGTTTGCGTTCTGTCGTGGGTTTTTCGTAGAATTCTTTCTTGCGTAGTGTATCCAGCATGCCAGATTCTTCTACTTTCTTTTTGAATCTACGTAGAGCTTGATTTATGTTCTCATTTTCTTTGACAGTGACACTGTTGCCTCTGAGTGTGTTGTAGATTTTAGCCATGTGGTTTCGCAGTCTTCTCCATTAATTTTAAAATGTCAGCACTATTATATATCATACGATCATTAACCATATTTAAATCACGAAGATTGCCGAAATAATATGATCTAGGATCAGCACTTAGCCAACCGATCAGCATTGCAGATTCTTCATCGCAGTCAGCATTGAATAGGATTAAATCTGTTTTTGCGATCTTATCAAACAACCACTGTTTAGAATCTCCCCGATTCCACACATAGTTTATAACAGAGTGGGGCAATGTGCTCTGCATCAATGCCTGAGAAATAGTCTGAGACTGTGGCTGAGAGAGATTGACGTGAGCAATTCTGATACCGCTCTGCAATATGTCGTCTGGAGCAGTGACTACTAAAATTCTGTCAGTCATTTTTTAATTTCTTGTATTCTCTGCCAAAGAGTGCGCTCATTCTGTTCAGCGTTTTGTGTGTAGGTTTCTTTGATTTTTTTTATCTGATTGCCTTGTTCGTCATTTTCCATCCAGCTCACAGATTTATCGGGGTCAATTTTTTCTTCAGCCCATTCTTTGGCCTTCACCGATTCTTCTAGGCTAGGATTTTCTTCTGCCCATTTTTTAGCTTCTGTAACCGCGTCTTGAAAATCTGCCTGGGGTTTGAGATAGTCTTCCCACGGCAGATGATCTATGACTCCTTTTTCTAAGAGGCGTCTTTGTAATTTTAAACTCATCGCAGGATGATCATGTTTCCAAGCAGTCATGGCCTGCTTTTCATTTTGGGGAGCAGATTCCATCAATTCTTGATCTTCTTGTTCACGTTCTTCCACCACAGCTCTCTCTGCTTCAGCGATCATCTGATTCCACTCTTCTAGGCCAGCTTTCTTTTCTGCTTCAACATGATCACTTTCGTCTAGACCTGCATCATCTTTGACAGTCACATCTTCATAGCCGGGATGATATGGCGCCTCTTGAACCTTGTCTTGATATTTTATGTTTTCAAAAAGATCCATTTGGTTAGGAGCAGCCTTCACTGGGAACGGCCAATATGGACTGGCCCGTAAATGTGGGGGATCTATTCTTTCTGTCTCTTCTGGTTCGGTATCATCAGTTGTGACAGTAGGCGTGTCAACGGACACACTGCTTATAGGGCTGCCACCCTCCGTGGTTTCTTCTTCCTGTTTGCGGAACCATTGAAACGAATATTGGCTGGCTAACAACAATATAACTGCCAATGGATCAAATACAATAACAATAATAATGATTACCCAAGTTACTGCTTTTTCCAAAACATTGGCATCCGGATTATCGCCGTATATAAAATTGGCAATATATTTTATTGGCCCGACTTCTGCTTCGACTTTACGCACCTCAGCGGCAATAGGCGCCCTTTCTTCAGATAGTTGACTAATAACTTTCTGTTCGGCAGTGATCTCAGATTGGAGACGAGCACGTTCTTTTTGTTGTCCTCTCCGAATTGCCACTGCTTTATCAGCACCCTTTTCATCTTGGCTTCGGCCCATAACTTGGTCCACAGCTTCGTCCATCTGTCTTAGTGCTTTACGATTGGCTTCTATATTGTCTTTAGCAGTCTTAATTTTTTCATCGTAGATCGCAATCCTACTTTGCACATCACCCGATACTAGACTTTGATCACTGTGAGCTTTTGATAAAAATCCAAAGATACCCATGCTGGTTATCAACATGAGAATGGCAATAGCGGCTAACAGATATGCCCGTATAAAATATGGTGCTCGACTCCAATTTTGTTTTAGCCATACGGTGCCGGCTAGTTTGCTGATTTCTAAGGCCACACCCATAACAATAATGGGAATAACTGCTGCCGAGAATATTGCCATCAGTCCAGCCACGCTGTACCAAATGGCCACAGCAGATACAGTCAACCCGCTGAGCAAGGCCGACCAGGCAATGAATTTATCGCTTGTATGGATTCTCATGAACAAGTATTTAGTTGGACCATGTCCAACGATTATCTACGTCGTTAAAACATGCAGTGGCTCGCATAGTTTTTTCTACATTGTAGGCAATGGCCTGGATGTGTAATCTACGGCAATAGCCTGCACCACTGGGCCATGTAGCGGATGTCATGGCCATACCGCTGGCATCTTTCTTGTACCAACGCACCACTTCACCATTGTCTGCATACATCACTGCATGATGAATGGCCTGATTGTAGGCGGTCTTTTGTTCATCATCTAGAGTCTTGAACCAACCAAAAGTTAGATCCGCTAACCTATTGGACCAAGCCGAGGTACTGTAATTAAAGAACCTGGGATTCTCTATATCATTGGCCAGTGCCGAACTACTGGCCGTGAGTATCAACAATTTCCCAACTACCATCAGGCAGCTGACAACTGAGCGCACGGTATTGAACATCGGTTCCACCTTTCTTCATCCATCCATTAAAGTATCCACAGTTAGAACCTATTCCAACTCTGGCCACAGTGAGTCGCTTGACCTGATCGTCTGAGCATTCCACAGTGGTACGGCTATTAACCCTCTCACCATTTTCTGTGACAATGGTTTGATTGGTGTAGCAGTACTGTGGTTTCTGTGCCTGTGTCTTTGGCGCTGAGCCACAGCCTACCAACAGCGCCAATGCAGTGCCGGCTATGATCAATTTCATTGGCGTGCCAATTTTTGTTCTTTGGCTTCAGCGATCAGCTGATCGAACACAGGCTTTGGCATTTTCAACCTTACAAAGGTATAGTGGCGGCCCTGCATAGTGAAATGTCCAACTTCACGCTGAAGATGCTCACGGATAGTAGTATCACGCACCACATATGAGATCTTTGTGTAGGTAGATTTCTTGTCGTCTTTGAACTCAATACGTGTTTCGGAGTTAACTTCGGAGTTTATACGTTTGGCAAAGTTATTCATAGCGATGGCATACATCTGTTCTTCAGCGGCCTGTGCATGAATTGATTCACCTGCACCGCATGCATATGCCATGTCTTTTGACCACCAAAACCAACCCTCAGTTCCTGCCTGAGCACAACTCTGATACCAACTGGGTTGAGCATAGGATTTGCGATCCTCGATACTCTTCATTGACGAACAACCAGAAATGGCTGCTGCCATCAAACCAACTGCTAGTGCCTTTTTCATAAAAACCTTTCTGTGTGTAAATTAGGACAGTATAAGTATAGCACCATGGCCGACCTAAGTCAACCACAGCGGTTGCCAAATTACTTGAAGAAGATCAATGCCATCATCGCTGCCTGCACAATGAATCCCACTCCAATTGTCACTATATTCAGCATGTCTTTTTGGATAGCTGCTTTAACAAAGAGCAGTGTCAGACCTGTCCAAACTAATAGCACCAAATCTACTCCCGGTAATCGGTCTGTAAGCCCTGCCATAACTGCTAGCAGACTGGGGATTGTTGAGGCATGCAGTACTATTGCTGCCAACCATCCAAATGTTTCTGCTGAAATAACAGAAATTTTAGTTTGGATGAATTCTTTGAGTTGCTGGATATCTGTCATCATAGTTTAACTTCCTTTGCTCGATAAAAAATGTGTTGCCCTATTTGTCCAACTTTTGGAAGATTCCATCTTGGATTAACATAGGTGGCATGATAATACAAAGCATCTTTGAGAACAGATAATCTAAATCCTTCCAAAAGAACTTTCTTAGCGACTTCATAGCTTTCATTGTAGGCTTCCTTGTTTATGGGACGATTTTTATGTATAGAATCGCAGTACCATGAGAACTGGCACACTACTCTTTCCATGACAACATTTTTTTGATACACGACTCCGCAGACGTCCTTGCCAAATACACCAGCTTGAACACGATTAAGAGTCACCTGAGCCACTGCCACTTTACCTTCGAACGGCTCATATCCTGCTTCTCGATAAATGTTGATAGCTAGGCAATCCAATTGTTGCTCTCGGGTTTTAATTGACACAACATCTCGACTATAATATCCATTTTTCTCTTTGAGACCTGCAAATTTAGTCGAGGTCAACGTTTGAACTAACACAACTACTAAAATAAATCCTACAATGTAGGATATGATACGAATTGACTTTTCCATAAGTCCTCCTTTCATTTAGTGTGCGATATTCTGCACATTACATTAAGGGAGTTAACTTCACGAGGCTCTGAAAGAACCCTACTTTCGTGTAGTTGTCTCCATTGGACGCATGATCTCATAACTCATGTGCCTTTGGCGACCCTTGGCGTCCCGAAAATACGGGTTTCTCATTGGCCAAGACCCGCGGATCTGTTTCAGCTTTTGGCATACTTTGGATCTACTATCTCAGTTTCTTTGCGAAACGTTTAATATATAGTCGATATCGTGAATTCATATACAAAAACCGGTGATTATCGACGCATTTTGGATATATCCACAGCTTCTTCGTCTGAAAACACAGGTACCGCATTTGACTTGTGCATGGTAGCGATACCCTTGACCATTGTGCCAGTATATACTTTTGGTGCAGGCATTGTACAAGCACCTCCGGAAAATGGAAGGCTGGGTATTTTGGCAGCACTCGAACCTCGATATGATGCAGGCGGGGGGTTCCAGACTTCGCTGCTCATAGCACGTTTTCGCTTGCCTTCTGTCTGCTCTATACCCTGCCTTCTCAGAAGATCTTTCCAAGATTCGTCTAATTCACGGGCTTTTCTAGCATGTTCTGCCGATGCAAATTTTTTCTTGCCTCGTTTCTTGCCCGTGGTAGATAACCACGGACCTTCTAAGTGCATACTCAAAATTTATCTCCAAAAAAATTAAACTACTCTATGAGTTTAACACCTCTACAAAAAAAAGTCAAAAAAAATCCCACCAAAGTGGGATAAAATCAAAAAGGATTGTTAAAGACCCATTTCTTTTCGAATTTTTGTTGCCGAAATATCAGTGATTGACAAATCAAATGTTTCTTGTTCGATTTTATAACCAACATCACGACCATAAGTGATATTGACGATATTAGGAACAACCTGTATTTCATATTGTCCTTGATAAATGGGGTCTAGATCTCTTTTTATGTATTGCATTACCTGATCCAGAGCAAAAGGATTAGTGCCTTGCCAGCCCTGGCAATCACGTATTTGTATAACAACTTGTCCTGTTTTCGCTATAGCACGTTCAAACAGCGCCCGATGGCCTGCATGCCAAGGTTGCCATCTACCTAGCATTTGAACAGTTTCTTGCCGCCAATTAAACACAGGTCTTCGACGATTTTCTAAAATATGTTCGCCTACAAACTCTGCCCACTTCTCACTATTTTGTTCTGTAATGCGGAAGTCATAAACTTCGGGTGGCACAAACATTTTATTTGTGTCTTCAAAACGCCCTTTATCTATAGTATCCATCCAAATAGTCCAATCCGCTTTGTAGTTGTTTCGCATTTCTACCAATGGGGCCACGAAATCCACAATACAATAATCAGTATCGGCTTTGTCTGCCAAATCTCTCATGCGTTGGCTTTGTCTAATCCGGCCATCTAAACTGAAGTCCCAGTCATTGAACTGTCTGCGAACTTCATCAGCATTTAGCCATCTCACTGTAACCATCGAGTCATTTAAGGGGCGTAATGAATTTTCATTTATAGGTTTAAAATTATTTTCTAAATATTTTTTTAGTTGCTTGGCAAGATATGTTTTCCCTGAACCAGGTAATCCCATTATTAAAATTCTTTTAGTCATAATTTATATTTTTCCTTTTCTGTAGTGAACTGATAATTGATTTGCAGTTCTTGTACCCAATCTAACACTTCTTTTTTGTTAATGACTTTGTCCCATACCGGTCCATATCCAAGATAATGCTTATCAGAATCAGATGTCCAATCGTCGAATCCTAGAATCTGTCCGGTTCTCTGCCAATCAGTAATTATATCTTCATAAATCAGCCAATGTATTTTTTTAAATTTCGGCCATTCTTTGATATTAAAAATTCTTTCATGAAAAAATAAAATGCCATGTGCAAATGTAAAGAAATATGTTCTTGGAATGACAAATGGTGCTAAAGCGATATCTTTAAATTTGTGGGTCTGTTTAGTTAGCATTATTGTATAGAAACTCAATACCTGAGCTAACATGTCTTTTCTCGTACAAATTACCACAGTCCACTGTTCTGGCTGTTCTTGGATTTCAGGCCATATAATAGGCATTTCTAAATTTTCTACGATTCTGGGCTTGCCTAATCTGTCCAACGAGCTTTCAATATGAGCTTTTAGACTATTGCTGGCTGATCTTCCAGGGCTAACTACAATATATTTTTCCATATAAATTCCAAAATAGAAACAATGATAGATAAGTCTTATCTTGTCTAATATATATCGAAAAGATCAGCTAGGTCAAGGAAAAGCGGCGATAGGCCGCTTTTCCAACGTTACAAAATTACCTATTCATAACATACATAGTGATTTCAAAACCAAAACGCATGTCGGTTGCTGTTGGTGTGGTCCACATAATATCCTCCTTTGTTGATAAAATTACACACTGCATCGTGCTAGTATGTATCATTATTATATGGCAGAAACGTTGTAAAACGTATAGTGAATATCATTAAATAACAGTAGCAAATATCATTATGGTCATTTGGTTTGAGCTGCCAATTCTCTATATCCGCGACCTGTGGGATGTATGCCGTCGGCGCTCATGTGTGCTTTTGGTCTGGATAAAATTGTATCGCCGTATTCTTTGGCCAACATAACTATAGCATCATGTGCAAGAGGTTTTCTATCACGGCCCGGATCGATCCAAAATACCCTATCAGCGGTAATATTTTTACGCATGTTCTGTAATTCCCAAATACTTCTCACACCAGCATGATCATTAGCACCTAGACTGATAATCACTGTCTTGGCAGGACTCTTGCTGGCTTTGGCAAGATAGTCTCTGTTCCACTGCTGGGAGTTCCAACCACTTCGGGCGTAGCTCACACACTCGGGCCGTGCCTGTGCAGTTCCAACTGCGATGCTGTCTCCAATAATCAAACATTCTAACATACAATCCTCAAATTAAGATAATTTTAACACTGTCACCAAGGCTTCTTGTTCATTCCAAAACGCCCAATACCAACGTTGATGAGTATCATTGTCTAAAAATATTTCAGCACAACGATACCCTAATTTTTTTATTTCTGTATTGGTTGATTCCCAGGCAGATGGAACAACAGTCCGACTTTTTCTTCTACTGCGATCTATAGGATCCAGCACAAGAACCACTGCAGGAGGATCAGATTCATAACTTCTGTGTTGCCTCGTTTTCTCGTAGTAGGGAATGTGCCGATTCAACCAATCATTCCAGGCAACAATCTGCACATCCTATTCCTATTACTGATTAGCCTTATGAGCTTCTAAAGTTCTTGTGAACTTATTAGCATGGCTGCGTTCTGCCTTTGCCAAGGTCTCAAACCAATCCGCAATCTCGTCAAAACCTTCTTCACGAGCTGTTTTTGCCATACCGGGATACATATCGGTGTACTCATGGGTCTCACCAGCGATCGCTGATTCTAGAGCTTCTGCTGTGGTCTTGGCCGGCATGCCTGTTCCTGGATCACCTGCCCCTCCGTCAATCAGATATTCCATATGACCGTGTGCGTGGCCTGTTTCTCCCTCTGCAGTAGAACGGAATACAGATGCAACATCATTGTCTCCGTTAACATCTGCTAGGTTTGCGAAATACAAATAACGGCGATTGGCCTGTGATTCACCAGCAAATGCCTCTTTCAAGTTTTCTTCGGTACGTGTACCTTTTACAGTTTGTGACATAGGGTCTCCTTGTTTGTCAATGTATGTGTATATTATATATCCTATTAAGATAGGAGATCAATAGTTTTTTTGTGAATATTTTTTTATGGCGATAATAGATTTTGTCAATATCAAAAAAGAAAGGAGCCGAAGCTCCTTTCTATGTGCTAATCTCTAGATTAGAACTTGAAACCAACGCTGATATTAGTAGCATTGTAATCGCTGTCACCACGAACACTGTCGTAGCCTAGGCCAACGAAATAATTCTTACTTAGAGCGTGCTCTGCACTCAGGCGATATGTGCGTGTGGTGTCAGCATTGACGCTGTCCATTGCTGCACGATAACGGTAACCTGCTTTAACTGAAAGCGATGGAGTTACAGCATACTTGATGCCTGGCTCTACACTGTAGTAGCTGTAGTTAGTTGCAGTCTTGAACTTCTCACCAACACCTGCACGACCGTATACGCTGAGACCAGTTGCACCGACTGGCTGTGTAGCTGTTAGACCGGCTTCTAAACGTGTGTCGCTGAGATTGTTACTGTTGTCAGTCTTTTGACGCAAGCTGAAATCAGCTTTGAACATTTGGTTAATGTCTGTGCCCATGGTAACTTTAGTTGCGCGAGCATCTGCGGTACTATCTACCCCATCACGGCTGCTATACTCAACAGCACCAAACCCGCCAGCAAAGGCAGTACTTGCGGCGCTCAAAGCGGCCACTACGATAAACTTCTTCATTGATATTTCCTTTTAAAAGTAAATGACTTGTATGTCAATGTTTAGTATATAGTATTTCTGCTATGCATGTCAAGAAAAAGCGGCTACGAATAGCCGCTTTTGGTGGTTTAGGTTACAAGGTATGTCCTACCCCGGACCGCTGTTTTTTAGGCAGCTAGGGCAAATCTGCTTTCATTAGCAGCACCGCGAACGGTGTTACCAGTGAAGCTCATTGCACTGAAGTCAAATGTATCAATGTATCTGCGTTTGCATTTACGAGTTTTGCTTGATTTACAGTCATCGCCTACTGTGTTGCCGTCTCTATTATCTCACCCTGTCGAAACCATGGCTCGCCCAACTAAGCACACTCGGCACTAAAGCCTTGCTACCAGAATACTCGGTTCGGAGTATGCTTAGGTGGACGAGGCGGGAGTCGAACCCGCGTCCAGAATGCCTTCACTTTGAAGGGATTACAACAATTCCTTACATGAAAACTTCAATCAATACAAATACAACAATAAGAATTGCTACAATGAATTGATAGGCTTTCATATTTATGCAGGCTGAATGTTGCTGGCCTGCTGTCCTTTCTGACCCTGAGTTACTTCAAACCTTACACTCTGTCCTTCTTGTAGGCTTTTGAAGCCACTTGAATTAATTTGTGAAAAGTGTGCAAATAAGTCTGCGCCACCATCGTCCGGCGTAATAAAGCCAAAACCTTTGGCGTCGTTAAACCATTTTACTTTTCCTGTTACCATTTTACTTGATTTCCTTGTTGTTAAAAGACTCTGTCTCTGTATGTTATTTAATCCAACCTATGCGTTTTCCCGCAGCTATTCGCCGATCATATTCCTCGACCGAGCTAGGGAATCTCCAGGCCCAAACTGCCACGCACAACATAAACAGTGCTGTATATATTATACCACGAACAGGAACTGAAGTCAACCACATAATTACCAAACTGGTAGTCATCATGACCAGCATGAAGTACTTCATTTTCTGTGGGAACACACGCCTAGTATTCCAATTATGTAGGAACGGTCCAAACAACTGGTGATTATAGATCCAACGATGCATGCGTTCTGAACCTTTACTAAAACAATAGGCAGCAAACACCACAAATATACTGTATGGGATGCCCGGAGTGATAACTCCTATGTAGGCCATGCCTAGACTTAGAAATCCCAGCGCATTCCAAACAAGTTTTTTCATTATGCAGCCACTACTCTGTTAGGTACTGCAGCCACGATGATGTCTTGATGAAGATTAGGAGTAAACTTGCCTCCAGCAGCACCATTTAGCGTGGCTAGTTTATTAATGGGTTTCGAAACCCTCACAGATTGACCACCATAAGGTAAGTTTGGAATAGCATAACTGATATGTATCCACACAGTTTTGCTTGGTAGATATTCTAACAGCAGTTGATCATACGGAATGTTTTTTTCTATCCATGTGGCAATTTCGAAATAGCTATGTGCTCCTACACCGCGGAACTGCAGATCTGCTGCCTGTCCCGTACCGTGTTGTGCCTGACCCTTTCCTTCTCTATAGGTGTTGGTAATCAACATATTAGGATATTTGGCCTTTATGGGTTCTAGAATATTGAGAGCCAGGGCGGCCAAATTATTCACGATGTTTTGAGGCGGTAGTCCCTTGACATTGTCAGCTAACTGAGCTATAGTTCTAGGAAAGGTAACATTTTTTATCGCTTGTCCTAGGGTGAATCCCGACGGTGTTAATTTAGTAGCAAATGTAATGTCACCCGAAACAGCTGCGCTAGGCTTATCTGCTGGTCTATTTTTACTGGGCGCCACTCCAGGTCCTTTTGCAGTGGGCGTTGTGGTTAAAGTTTTATGTTCTGCAGCAGTGATACGCCCTTCGGCGAGGAATCTATCAGCTTCTCTTTTACCTGCGGTGTTGTCTTCATCACCTTCCACGTTTTTTACAGCAGCTACCCCAGTGACCTTTGGCACAGCCGCAGAGGCGAATGTTCCTGGTGTTGTGGCTGCATTGTACAGCGCAATTTCCACACCATTGGCAAACACATTGTAGGGATTATATAAAGGTTCCTGCCGAGGCATCGTACCTGCTGGGTGAGAGTGATTATCAAGAGTATCACTTCCTGTACCGCCGCTAGGTCCGACGCTGGTCGATTGTGGTGTTGGTGAAGTTGCCATGCTTGTATTTAAGCCAAAGCAATGCCTGTGGTACTTTGAACGAACTGTTTGGCAAAAGTTTCGTCGGTGGCTTCTGCTACAGTAACGGTGGTTTTTGCCAGCTTGACTTCCTTGTCAGGATGCACTGTAAACAGATAGGGCATAAGTCCTGGGCCACGTTCGCCTATGGCTATGACCATAGGTCTATGTAATTTGTAGTGAGTGGCAGTTTCTTCAATCAGCTTGGCCACTAATTCCTCTCCTGAGGTCAGTTTGAAAGTTGCTACTTCTCCAACTGCAAATTCTATGCCTCTTTGTGTGAGCAGAGCCTTGGCCTGATCACAGTAGGGACAGTTATACTTGCTCCATACCACAGCTTTCATTTTGTTTTCCTTTCAATATTTTATCTTTCTAACAAATGGTTATAATCATTTACAATTTTATCCCAAGTAGTTAAGTGCACAGGAGATCTTGCACTGATAGTCCATCGATAAGAAGACCTATTAATCATTGCATGAGGATGATCAACACGAATAAGTATTAGTTGATTTTTCTCCATAACACATCTATCTATTTCTTGTAATTGACTTATAGGCCAAGACAAGTAACTCTCCCCATCTGAATTAATAGGCATAAATGCGCCAGATTGTTGTGGTTTATCGTACCAAATCATTTCGCCGGGTTCACCACTAATAACCCAATTAAATCCACAGTTTACAATTTCAGCAGGATTGCCTGCAAGATCTACATGGGCAAAATCATCAATAAGACATGGTCGTCTATAAAAAAGTATGCCTATTGCTATAGGAATACCTAGAGTCTCCATGGCTTCTAACCATTCTTGACTGAAAATATTTTCTCTTTCGATAGGCCAAACTTGTCTGTCGTCTATATCATTTGGAGTGGGAAATTTCCAGTCGTTTGATATTGCCTTAGAAACATCTATATTGAGTCGATACCAGCATTTTTTCATGTTACATATTTAACTTACTATGTTTGTAATTCTCAATCATTTCGTAATTAAGATGAAGCTTTGGAGAACCTTTTTTGTAGTCGTAAGATAATAGCTCACGTATTGACTTATCAGGAGCTGTGTAGAAAAACTTTTGAATAGGATATCTGATATCGTTTTCAAGAAATTTATAATACATCAGCTCTACCCATTCTGCCATTCTTCCCCAATTCGTGTGTTTGTTTTTCCACATTACATTATTTGGGCGGAATCCAGTAAGGTGATTGTAAGTGTCATATACTTCGAGTTTTTTTAGATACTCTTTTTGCTCTTCTTCTGTAGCAGGTTCATAACCGTATTTGGCATAGTCCATGGTCATCTTTGAATTTTGGTTTAAATGGTCAAAGGCATTTTTCTTTGGGATATCAAGTACATTTGCTACCACATTCTCTCATCTATTAACCCTTGTTGTAATATTTCCGGATTCATTCCTTTACCAATGACCTTTCCCGATTCGTGGTTAAAAGTTTCAATGCCGTACAGATGAGAGACAACCTGCATTCTTATCAGTTCATCCCATTCCTTTTGCCCACGCTTCACAAGTAGGTCAGGACGAATAAACGCCCAGAAAAAAGGTTGAAAGTCCAGCTGCTGTACGACGTCAGCAAATTTTGTAATTTTTTCAGTGCGGTCATTGAATGTTTCGTCGCTGATCATGTATCGAGTAATACCGAATCGATCATACGCATCTTTGATTTGTCTTTCAAAACTATCGGTGTCTCTAGTCCAATCTCCCTTGACTCCGATCATTGGATGATTACAATAGTCGCAGACAAACTTACAACCCCTGCTGAATTCTATTGAAATCCATTCATATGATTGAAGGAAATCACGATCCTCATATATAATAACAGGATCTCTCCAAGGAGCGGCATCCCATCCGCCTTGTGCAACTTTTCTACCTTTCACGGTTGTAAACTCTATGGCCTCACCGGCGTCAAACAAATACTTTAATAGTTTTATAAAGATTGTTTCTGCATACCCGGTGATTTGATAGTCAATATGTTTTGTATTGATTTCTGCAAAAGTTTGAGAACCGTAGATGATTAATAGATTTGGATGATTTTCTTTAATCCATGCGGCGGTTTGTTCAGCTAATTCTGGCCATTGCAGGAATAACGATCCAAACCCTATGAACTTCATATCCCCATCGATTCTTGATATCAGAAGTTGTTTTATTTCTTCAAATGTCCAGAACCGGAAAAAATCTATTACTTCTATATCCCATCCATGCTTACGTATCTCTGTGGCTATTCGATGACCTCCACCTGATCTACCTGCCTCATCTTCTCTAGCAATAAGAAACAACAGAGCCTTATACTTACTTTTTGCAATAATTTTCATGGTCTGGTTTTTAATTTGAATATATCACAGCACCTTTTTTATCAGTGACCCTAACCAATAACATGCCTTTGTTTTTATAGATCAAGGCTGCTGATATGGCTGCTTGTTCGTTGCCATAACTGCCAATAGTGGTCCATGACTCATATGGATTGGTTCTTTTAAATTGTGCTTTGTACATGATTATTATATAGCCGGAAGAGCATCGTAGTCAAGATTTTCACCCATGACGCCTATCACATAGTTGGTGCTTTCGGTTTCTTGCAGAGCACTCTGTTTCTTCGAAGTGTCCGTGTGCTTATTGAACCAAGGAATCGGAGTTGATCTCGGAGCAGTGGCCTGATACTTGATGCCTATGTCTTTCAGCGCACCTACAGCGGTATAGTCTACAAAATCTTTGAGGATAGCTGCATTTAGTCCAATCACTGGACCCAGTTTAAACAGATGATCTGCCCAGGCCTTTTCTTCAGCTATGACATCCAGATACAGCTGATATACTTCTGCCTCACATTCTGCTTTAGCTGCTGCGAACCTTGGATCTTCCTTGACCACTTGATTGATCAGCCATGCAGTCCACCCTTTGTGTAACAGTTCGTCTTGTAGGATCAGGCTGATAATGTTGCCATTGCCAATGAAGATGCGATTCTCTACCATGGCCAGGCTTGTGGCAAATGATACCATGAAGCGGAATGCTTCTAGTGCGTAACTGGCATTGAGTGCCATCCAAATGCCTCTGACATGATCTTTTTCAGAGATTGCCTCACCTATCTCTTTTCTGCAGTTGATTTCATGCAGTTGATCATAGTATCTGCCCACGCTGGCAGCCATGTCTACAATTTCCTGTGTGTCATGGATAGTATTGAACACATCCTTGGGCACGTTGTAGATATTGCGAATGATATGGCTGTACGAACGGCTGTGTATGTTGGTTTCAAAGAATGTCCAATTGTAGATCAGTGCTTCCAGTTCTGGTAGGCTGATCACAGGCATAAACACCTGGCTGGGAGCACGACCTTGCAGGCTGTCTAGAGCTGTTTGGCGCAGAAGGTTTGAAGTGAATATGTGCTTGACCGCGGCACTGGCATCTTTGAAATCGTTGGCATCCTTTGTGAGATTGATTTCTTCTGGCACCCAAAAGAATCCTCGAGCTGTTTTTTCGTAGTCAGCTATCTTGTTGTATTTGACTTCTTCGAATCGCTGTATGGTTACCGGACCGGCTGGGTCAAGAAACATCTTACGATTCACATAATCAGTTTTGTTGGTTAGATTGTATTGTCTTTTGCTCATTTGTATTTTCCCGATGCAAGTACTATCTTGCAGATGTGTTCAAGTCTTTCGATGTGTTCGTAGGCTCGCCACGGAGTCACATCAATGGCCACAACCCCGTGTCCTTTTATTCCTACTATATCAAATTTAATATTTCCGTCTCGATCTAACCCTAGGTTACGGTGGCAGGCATCACCAAGCTCTTGGCTGATTGGCGGAACATCTCCTACATTTGGCGCCACTCGGGTGTACCGATTCAGTTCTGGAAAAGCATCACTGATAGTGCTGAGATCAATACCGGCATGCATGGCTGCGATACAGTAGGTAGGATGTACATGTACTACCACCCGCACATCATCCTTGTGCTGACCTAGTTCTCTCTGCAGTCCAAAATGCAGAGGCATTTCACCGCTGGGTTTTAGATTCCCGCTGAGATCATCCTGTTCTATCACACTCCAATGATAATCAAATACAGCTGATCCTACACCGCTGTTGATGGTGCGTGTTACTGAGATTTTTTTGAACATCTCAGGCTGCATATTTTGTTTACGAACACCAGTAGGAGTGATATAGAAATGATCACGATCGTGATGTCGTATCGAAATATTACCATCTCTACTGGTAATCCAATTACGTTTGTAAGCGTCTACTAGTATATCACAACAGGTTTCTAGCATTAATAAAATCCCAATTAATAATTTTCCATTGATTTTCTAGATATTTTGATTTGTCTGATTGATAGTCTAAGGCCCATGCATGTTCCCACCAATCTATCAATACTATAATATCTTTTTTAATTTCATGATTCACAATAGTCTTTATCTTGCCATCTTCGGCTAAGTAGGCCCACCCACTGCCCTGTATCGCCATGGCTGTTTTTTCAAACTGTTGCTTGAACTGATCAAAGGTTTTATAATGTTCTTCGATGAAACTCAGTATAGGTCCTGTTGGCGTGTTGTTTCTACCGGGTGCCTGATATTGTTGGAACAGAGTATTGTGCAGGAATGCGCCAGCTTCATTGAACTTGGCATCACCTTCATTGCTGTTATAGCGTTTGGCATAGCCCTGTGCCAGTTCGCCGTAGTGATAGTTGATGGTGTCTTCGCTGATGCTGGGAGCCAGTTCATCACGCTCATAGGGCAATGGCAGTATTTCTAATCGATGCGGTCTCCCTTCGTTGAGCACGTTGCGTATAAAACTATAGGTCATCGTGTCTATACTCTAAAACTTTCGCCACACCCACAGCGATCTCGTTCGTTGGGATTAACAAAATCAAATCCTTCGTTGAGTCCTTTCTTGGTCCAATCCATTTCTATGCCTTCTAGATAAACCAAACTCTTAGGATCTACAAACACATGCACACCGTGACTGACAAAACTGACATCATCAGAGCGAGGACCATAAGGTGCATCTACATATTCCAGCACATAGGCCAAGCCACTACAACCTGTGGTTTTAACTCCAACACGGATGCCAATTCCTGTGGGTCTTTGTGCAAGATTGAATTTAACCTTGTCAGCGGCGGTTTCAGTGAGCGAGATCATGTTTCTTTTTATAGTCCTCTATCGCGGCTTTGATAGCATCTTCTGCAAGTATGCTACAATGTATTTTAACCGGTGGTAGGGCAAGTTCTTCAGCAATTGTGCTATTAGTAATCGTTCGTGCCTGGTCAAGCGTTTTTCCCTTGACCCATTCTGTGACGAGGCTTGAGCTGGCGATTGCTGATCCACACCCGTATGTTTTGAATTTTGCATCTGTAATAATCCCATCTGTTACTTTGATCTGTAGTTTCATTACATCCCCGCAGGCAGGAGCACCCACCATGCCAGTGCCCACATCTGTATCAGCTTTATCGAAACTGCCTACGTTACGTGGGTTTTCATAATGATCAATTACTTTGTCGCTGTATGCCATATTGTATCCTTATACGCTAAAACTGCTGCCACATCCACAAGTGCTTTGAGCATTGGGATTAGTGATTACAAATTGGCTGCCTGAAATATCCTCTTTATAGTCTATACTAGCGCCTTGTAGATACTGCATGCTCATAGCATCTACCAACACTTTGAATTTTTCTAATGGTATCTCAAAGTCGTCTTCATTTGTTATTTCGTCGAAAGTAAAACCATAACTGA